TCTGGTCCTCTGATCCACGATACCAAAGAGGAAATACCATATATGGAAAAGATACCAATCAGCACAGCCAAAACTCCATTTAATTCTCGTGCTCTACGAGAAAGCAAGAAGTAACTCTGCTGATGCAGATATTCAATTCTATTTCTGATAAATCTTCTCCTAAGACCAGCAAAAGCCTTGGTTTTACACCATGAACTAATATGGTCTCCCATAAAAGAATCCCGCATAACAAATGCGAGAAAGATGTTACCAAAAAGGCAATCAATAATCCAAGTGGTAAAATAAATCCAGGAACTATATATCGCTTCCTTCGTAAGGGCTTGAGCTTCCATGCAATCAGGGCATTTGTGATAGGTAACTACCACACCATGCTCGCATTCTTCTGTTTTGTCGATAAAAGAAGATTCTAGTTTCTTTTGTTTAATAACAAATTCCTGCATCCTCTGTCTAATAAAGAACGAAAACTCAATTCCTGTAAAGGTTTCTTGACCTGAAGGTGATTGAATAAGTTCGTACCCATAAACATTATCTGTACGTACGACCTTTTCCACCCTAAAGTCCCAAATGTCAAAATTTGCTTCTCCATGTAATTCAACATTACCATCATTATCCAGAAATTCTGGTTTAACGATGGGTTCAACCACATAGGGAAACCTGCGTAATACAGCACCAGGTTCTGAAACCGCACTATGAGCATGAAGATCCTTAATATTAGTCGTTGCTATGACTAGTTTAGGAAGTAAGGGAATACACCCTTTATCTTCAATACTTGCTTGGTTAGTAGCAATTCCAATGGAATTAACTACGGTAATTATCTCCTTAATGGAGACTGTTTTACCCTGAGCAATTTGACTTTTGCGCTCTCGCGCAAGATCATCTAGGACAATACACCACTGTTTTGCACCTTTGAAACCAGACCAATATTCTTCGTCTGGTGCTCTGGTATAAACATTATCCCTGTAATTCCACTCTAAATCAGGTTCTAAAATGGTACCATCAGGTAGTGGTGTGGTCATTGCTTTATGGAAATAATCACCTATCATAGAAATCATAGTAGATTTACCAATTCCAGGTTTTCCATATAGCAGCAAAGAAAAAGGAGGTGAACGATATGAACACACATTATTTTCTTTGACAAAATGTGT